TCATGTTCTGTGTGTTGACAACTACTTTACAGGTAGTAAAAAGAACATTGAACATCTACTTAAATTTCCAAACTTTGAAGTTATTCGACAAGACATTTGTATCCCATTGTATGTCGAAGTAGATGAAATTTACAATCTTGCGTGTCCAGCAAGTCCACAACATTATCAGCATGATCCAATTCAAACTATGAAAACATCGGTTATTGGCTCATTCAATATGTTGGGTTTGGCCAAACGAACTGGTGCCAAGATATTACAGGCCAGTACCAGCGAGTGTTATGGAGATCCTGATGTTCACCCACAGCCAGAAGGATATTGGGGTAATGTAAATCCAATTGGTATTCGTAGTTGCTACGACGAGGGCAAACGTGCCGCAGAAACATTATTCATGGATTATCATCGTAAACACAATGTTGATACAAAGATTATGCGTATCTTTAACACCTATGGTCCAAGAATGGCTGAAGGTGACGGTCGGGTAGTCAGTAACTTTATTGTTCAAGCACTACGTGGAGAAGATATCACCATTTATGGAGAAGGTGACCAAACCCGCAGTTTCTGTTATTTTGAAGACCTTTTAGATGGTATGATGTTGTTGATGCACAGCGATTATCACGAACCAGTCAATATTGGAAATCCTGGCGAATTTACCATCAAGGAATTGGCCGAGAAGGTCATCAAATTAACCAAAAGTGACAGTAACATTGTTTTTATGGATTTGCCAAAAGATGATCCAAAACAACGTAAACCCGATATTACACTAGCCAAAGCACTTTTAGACTGGGAACCAAAAATCAAATTGGATAAGGGGTTGGTTAAGACCATTGACTATTTCCGCAAAGTAGTGTAAAATAATACTATGACGAACATGAACTTTACAGAAAGTAAACAATGATTAAGCGAATTGGTTTTGCGTGTAAGTGGATTGATCACGCAGAACAGGTAGATGGCATTAAGGCAACAGATGACGCAAAACAATACAACACCGGAGGCACCACAATCTCCTGGCTCAATCGCCAAACTCGTGAAGTGGCTGAACAAAAACTTTGGGACATTATGGTCCAAAATATTGAATCAACTCGCCGTTTGGTGGAACGTGTATCCCGTTTGGATCCACATCTTCGCATGGTTCGTATTAGCAGTGATATTTTACCTGCTTACACCGAATCTAGCTGGAGCTATTTTTGGCGTCGTGATGACGTCATGGAATACTGTGCTAGAAATTTTATCACTATTGGTGACCTTGCTAGGCTCCATAATGTACGTCTTAGCTTTCATCCTGGACAGTTTACAGTACTCGCCAGTGATAATCCCGACATTGTCAACCGTAGCATAGAAGAATTTGAGTATCATACTGACATGGCTCGTTGGATGGGCTATGGTAAGACTTTCCAGGATTTTAAGATCAATGTACACATCAGTGGTCGCCAAGGTCCTGAAGGTATCCGCAAGGCGTTGAAACGCTTGAGCCCTGAGGCTCGTAATATGTTAACTATTGAAAACGAGGAGATTAGTTATGGTTTGGATGATTGTCTTGAGTTGGCTGATGTCGTTCCTATCGTATTGGACATTCATCACCATGGGATTAAAACAGGTGGAGAATACATCTCCCCCATGGACCCACGTGTTGATCGCGTGGTTCAGTCTTGGCGTGGCATTCGCCCTACTTGCCATTATTCTGTCAGTCGTGAAGATTATTTGGTAGGCCATAGCACCATTGTTCGACCCGACATTGCCACTCTTTTAGAACAAGGTCACAAGAAACAGAAGCTTCGTGCTCATTCAGACTTTTATTGGAATACCGCAGTTAATGATTGGGCTTTGGAATTTACCGATCGATTTGATATTATGGCGGAGAGCAAAGGAAAGAATTTGGCTAGTTTTGCGTTAGCAGAGTATGCTAAATCACTTGGGCTTTTTTCTTAGCCCAATATTTTAACATCGATTGTCGTCGTTTATCTAATGTTTCTGCAGATACTTCACGGCCATACATAGGATTATTCATTCCTGATTTAGCTTTAGACAACTTTTCACACCATTCTTTTGTACGTAGTATTCCTTTAAGTTTGGCACTACGTTTTTCTATTGTTTCTTTTGACGGTGTCCAACCCTTCCTAGAAGGCGGATTTCTATTATTTGATAAGTTGGTTAAGTTTTCTATTCCTATTCTATCTATAGCTTCTTCTTCTAAGGTATAGGCCATATTTTCATCTTCAATATCAGTGTGTAAAAATTCTACAACAACTTCTAGATCTTCTTTTAATATATTTCTTATTTTTCGATCTTTGTATGGATTTTTATTTCCGTCTTTGAATTGAGAATGTTGATAAGCCCTATCCCCTGACCCTTTTCCGATATAAAATGGAAGTCCATTTCTAGGATCGATTAATTGATAGACATAGTAAATAGTCATGCTGTAAGTTCCTTTATAACTTGTAGAGAGGGTGGTATTTGGCGATACGCGATCCTCACTTTTATTTAGCCAAAAAGAAAAGGCCCCGAAGAGCCAATCCTTAGAGCTAAAGAATTAAACCTTTTTTGAACGTGGAGCACGTGGCTTCTTAGCAGGTGTCGCAGTAATAGCGGCAGTTGCTTTTGTAGCACGTGGTTTACGTGTAGCCTTGACTGGCTTTTCAGCAACTACCGGGGCAGGAGCAGCCTTAGGAGCACGTGGCTTACGTGGCTTCTTAGCGACAGGTGCTTCTTCAACTACTGGAGCTGGAGCTGGAGCTTCTTCAACTACAGGAGCAGGTGCTTCTTCAACGGTCGACGGTGTTGCTACTGTGCTGGCAGGTTTCTTACGGGTATAATAAAATGCCAAGGCAGCAAGAGCAACAAATGTAATAACGAGAATGAGTTCCATGTTATGGATTCCTTTATAAATGTATAGTTATTTAATAGCCACTAAATACTGATATGCAAAAAATGAAGTCAAGTGCCAATTTACCTTTAAGCCACATTGGCTGTACTACGCAAAGACAGGGAAAGTTCGTAGTTAGGGGTCCTTGGATGCCCTGTTAACCACTTGACAGAATATTTATATATGTATAATTTCATTAAAACAATTGCCGAAGGCCGTACTCCTAAGGAATTGACTCAAATTGCCTTACCATATGCTCGTGATGGGCTAGGACGTAGTTTAAGTAAACAGGCCATTGATTATCATTTTGGTAAACTATACAAAGCCTATGTTGATCGTTTTAACAACGGTGAAGGTGACCCAGACTTTAACGAAGCCGGAGCATTTTTACATAGCATTTATTTTAACCAATTCCGTCCTCCAAGAAGTAGCAATTCTCCATCTGGTGCTATTTTAGACTTTATTGAGCAACATTTTAAGAGTTGGGATAAATTCAAAGAGGAGTTTGAAAAAACTGCCATGAAGATACAAGGCAGTGGCTGGGTCTATTTGTCCCGGAGTGGTAAAATTAAAACCATCGTAAATCACAAAATTGAACAAGATATATTAGTACTTATTGATTGGTGGGAACATTCTTGGGCTTTAGACTACCAAGCTGATAAACAAAAATATTTGACAAATCAATGGAAGATCATTGATTGGGATAGAATTAACATTAAAATGGAGGGCAATTAATTTGTTAGTCAGTGACTGAATAGTCACAAAATATGTTATACTTTATATGGAGAGAAAGTATGCCCAACGAAAATATACAAGCAGTCGTAACAGTTGAAGAATACGACGATGACGAATACGGTGCCGATGACTTTGGATTTGTTCTAGGTCCAGACGGGGAATTAAAACAATTTATGATTCCCGAACACTTAATGGAAGATCCTCCAGAAGAAGTAATGATGATCCTAAGTATTTTTGGTATAGATGACCTCAAAGATTTAGGCAACAGAACCCTACACTAAATTCCCTAGCGTTTTAGGTAAATACCTCTATAGTATTCTATAGAGGATTTTTGATGTCTCAACAAACAATCAACCTGGGTGGTCAAGTAAACGACGGTACTGGGGACAGTATTCGCACCGCTTTTGACAAGGTAAACAATAATTTTACTGAGGTTTATGGCAACGTAACCGCGTTGACTACTATCCTCACCGCAACAAATACCAGCACAATCAGTACTACTACCATTGCTCAAATCCTATCAGATTATGCAAGTTTTACTGCCACCATGCAGTTGTTTCAAAATGATTTGAATACTGAGGCACAGCAAATTGCCGAATATGAAAACAAATTTAATACGTTTATGGGCAGTGCTACATCTGTATATCAATACGCAGTCACTCTAGTAAACAACAGCCTAACCAGTTTTGCTTCCGAACTTAATTATTTGTATTCGGCATTTACCAGCACTAATTCAACAGCTATAAGCACGTTTACTAACTTAATTACATTAATCAATAATAGTACTAGCAGTTTAGCCCAGGATGTTACATTTTTAAAAAGCAGTTATCAAAACACAGTAACTACAGCAATTAGTACATTTAATAACGAAATAACCCTATTGAATAATAGTACCAGTAGTTTGGCCCATGAAGTTAGTGATTTACAAAGTTTTTATTACAATACAGTAAGTACCGCAATCAGTGTATTTTCTAATGAAATCACCTTATTAAACAATAGTACTAGCAGCCTAGCTCGTGAAGTTACTGATTTACAAAGTTTCTATTATAACACAGTAACTACAGCAATTAGTAGTTTTAATAATTCGATAACATTATTAAACAACAGTACAAGTAGTTTAGGTCAACAGATTACTACGTTAAATGCTTTTTATCAAAACACAGTAAGCACAGCGATTAGCAGTTTTACCAATTCAATTACCTTACTAAACAACAGTACTAGCAGTTTAGCTCAACAAGTTACTGCGTTAAATTCTTTCTATCGTAATACAGTAACTAACGCAATTAGTAGTTTTACTAATTCGATTACATTACTGAATAATAGTACTAGCAGTCTGGCACAACAAGTTAGCTCATTGAATGCTAATTATGCTAACACAGTGACCAGCGCAATCGCCAGCCTACGATCAAGTTCAACAGCGTTTGCCAGTTCATTAAGTTCAATTGCCAGTCAAATATCTTTACTACAGGCAGGTTATACTGGCAGTGGTGGTGGCGGGTATGCCACTATTACTCAACTGAATAATACCGTAGCAAGTAGTACAGCTAGTTTGGCTAGTCAAGTCAGCAGCCTACAAACACAGTTCAATGGCATCAGTACATCAACTGGTGCTTCAATAAGTTATGTAAACAATACTGTAGCAGGTAGCACAGCCAGTTTGGCATCATCTGTAGCAACATTACAGGCCAATTACAGCGGAATTAATATAAGCAATTATGCCACTATTACTCAACTGAATAATACCGTAGCAAGTAGTACAGCTAGTTTGGCCAGTCAAGTTAACAGCCTACAAGTTCAGTTTAATGGCATTAGTACATCAAGCGGTGCCACAGTGGATTATGTAAACAGCGTGGTAGCAGGTAGTACAGCCAGTTTAGCATCATCTGTGGGCACATTACAGGCCAATTACGGAAGCCTATCTGGAAGAGTTACCACTGTCGAAAGTGTTGCTGCCACAGTGTCTGGTATACAGGCAAAATACGGTGTCACACTTAATGCTAACGGACATGTTGCTGGATTCCAAATATTAGATGGCAGTGCTGGCGGAAGTAGTTTTATTATTGAAGCAGACACATTTGCCATCGAAACTAGTGGTGGAACAAAAACTCCATTCAGTGTTGACGGTAGCGGCAATGTTCACTTGACCAATAACATTACTGTAGATGGCAGTGTTACCGCAAACAGCCTAGTAGTAGGATCAAGTCCAGCTATTAGTGGAACATCAATGAGCGGTTCTGGAGCAAATGTTGCCAACAACGGACATTTTGCTTTAGGTAATAGCACAGGCAACATTGTATTTGATGGTTCAACTTTTTACTTAAACGGCAATGTAGTTGGTACAGATAATGTTCAACTTGGCGCCATTACTCAAATATTATCAGCAAATGTGAATAGTCCGACTTATGCTTTATCGTTTACTAGCAACCCTGGCGTATGGCCCGATAATACTAGAGCGATAGCAACAAGTCTAACTATTACCCCATCCCGCAGTTCATCAAATATTATTGTTACCTGTACTACTGGTTTTTATACTACTCGTCATGAATATAACTTAATGGAATTATGGAAATTGACAAACGGGGTTTATACACGTATGTTCTTCATGGGATCCGGTTCAGATGTATTTGATCAAAGTGATCAAGGGTATGCCTCACACATTGATGGTGAAAATTCTGAATGTTTGTCTATAGTAGACAGTTCAATTGTTGCCAATGTTCCTATAACTTATTTCTTGGTGTTAGGTAGCAACACAGGCAATCAACCTTACGCAGCATTTCCTTGTATGACGGTAACGGAGTTAAAACGATGAAATATACAATTTATGATACATCAACTGGCAAAATTCTACGACACATAGAATGTGATGCCAGTGCTATCCAACTTCAATGTGACCATTGGATGGGATCAGAAACAGTATCTTGGGTAGAGAATCATTATTCAGGAAGTGAATACAAAATTACTAATGGACAAGCTGAGGCATTATCACCAAAACCTGGACCGTTTTACTTTTGGAATCACGCAACTAATGAATGGGCGGTAGATACTGATTTATTGGTCTCTACTTTAACAAGAAAAAGAAGTGATTTGTTAGCACAAACTGACTGGTTAGTAACACGACAACAAGAAACTGGTGTTTCAATGCCAGCAGAATGGCTGACATATCGCCAACAACTACGTGATATTACACAACAATCTGGATGGCCAACCAATGTTATTTGGCCAACACCACCAGTTTAATTTATGACTATTCAATGGACAACACCCGCAGGACAATTATTCACTGCTACAGAAGCCGTAAGTATTACACATTCAGTAGCGGCGACTAACGCCACTTCGTATTCTTTAATAAGCGGACAATTGCCTGCTGGGTTATCATTAAGTAGTGATGGCGTAATTTCAGGTTCAGCTAGTAATGTGTATGTGCCAACAACAAGCACATTTGTTATTAGAGCAGCTAATGCATCAAGTATTAAAGATAGAACTTTCAGTGCTGTAATTTATAATAACGGCGGCGTTAATTGGCTCACGACAACAACATTTTTAGCAACAGGTGTAAAGGGCGAACAATATTCTTACAATCACCAATACATTGATTATCAATTAGATGCTATACCTGTAGGTGACCCTAGCACAGCAGAGATTACATATAAAATTTCTTCTGGGCAACTACCACACGGTTTGAAGTTGAGTAGCACTGGAACTATCAGTGGGTATCTTAATGCCAAGTTACATGTAACAACACTAACTCAATTAGTGGGCGATCCTACTATATTCAATTTTACTGTAGATGCTACTGACGGGTATAACACATCATCAAAGTCATTTAGTATGTTGGTAATTGATCCCAACATTTATCGATCAGATTCTACATTTTTAGCATTTAGTAATACAGGAACAACTACTGCAGTTATTTCCACAATAGCATCCGGAACTACAATCCTTTCAACTTTGACTAATATCAGTCCCGAAGTTATCCCAGCAGTTGGTCAGTATGCAGCTGTACTAGGCGATACAACATATTTTTATATGAATGTTGGTACCATAGTTACTAACGTTTCATCATCAGGTACTATTACATTAAGCACAGGAACTTTGAACACAATTAATACTGGATCTGTGATTTATTTTTACAACTATTTGTCAGCATTTGAAGCAGAAACAATATTGTTGGATCAAACTCCAGTATCAGCAGGTTATCTACAGCCAGCACAATGGATTAACGGCGTTAATTTGGGAGTTGTACGAG